CTAATGTTAAACCAGACATACCTGTAGGATAATTAACCGAATCTGAAAACCCTCGAATAAAATCAGTCCTATTCGTAAGTGGTAAATCTTGTACTACTGTAATGGGTGTTCCTCTTGTTTTCTGACTACGTGCTGTACTAATAACCACATTATTCAAATCTTGTGGAGCAATAACATAATTATACGATCCTCTTGATCCAATAAAACATTGAGAAAACCAAGTTGTAGCACTCCAAGATACCCAATTATATGGTTTAGATACCAAAGCAGTTAAACCAACTGCAGTATCATTACCCGTTGGATCAAATCCAGGGTATTCGGGATTACGCCCTAACAACCAAGTTGTAGTTATAATTGATTCAGTACTTGAATTCAAATTACCAACTGTTCGTTTATATTTAGTAGTTCTTCGCATTAATTGGCGTAAAGATACACACGATTCTCCCATATAAACTAAATTAGTATTAGGATCAGCCACTGAAGGCTTTAAACCAATCTCATAATCACTAATATCTACATCATACTGAGTACCACTTTGTACAGTATATGGCGAATATGTACCAGATATATCAATTGGGCCAGCAAACTCAATATTATCACAAGCTGATACAAAAACTAATAAATCTATATCAGCAGATGCTGAGGGAGAACTTTGTTCAGTAAGAACTCTTACAGTAATAGTTCCATTAAATAATGTACCTAAACCCGACGTACTAGTTGATGTTTTAGCAAAATTTTCACCAAGTGTTGTTATATTCTGTAAATATGAAGCTGCTTGTGTATAAGGTACACAAATACTAACTTCTGTCTCTTCTGAAATATCAACTATACGAGTATAAGTTTCTGTTGTATAATCCCCAGAAGTTCCTATACCTCCAATAGGATCCCAATTAATACGCACACGCCCTTTATGGTAAGGCGAACATATAAATTTAAAAACATATTTAATATCTCCTCTCCAATATTTAAAACATTTAGCAACATGAGACATTGGTGTACCATAAATAGCAGACTGATTAGTCAAAACATCTTGAACATATAAATTAGGTGACACCTTACTAAAGAATAAACCGGTATCAGCAGCGTCCGACGCAGCCCATGTAGTTCTAAATAAAAAAGATTCACGTTGACAAAAAGGAGCTATTAATAATTCATCATCTACATTAGCCCCACATATTTTAGGATCGATTGATAACTCATTTTTAGCATCTAAAGTAAGTTTCTCTACTGGAGTACCAATATCTGTGGATGCCAAATTAGGATAGGGCTTTGATCTAAAAGCATGTACATCATCTATAACTGGTACATTCGTATACCCGAATAAAGAGGCTATATCTGCCACAGCACCAGCAGCATAAGAAGTCGCTGTTGCAAATGGACCTATTACAGGTAATTTACCTAATTTGCCCATGGATCTAGCTATGGCTGAAGCTGGTTTAGAAATTGTACCCCCATGTGAGTATTCGTCTTTCCCACCTTGCACAGCCAATTTAATAGTTGGACCAGCTACTTCTAAGTCTTCAGTCCATGCGTAGACCTTAATATTTATTGTTTCGGTAGTTAAACCATTGGAATTTCTTAATACCGTAAGTGATTGTAAATCTATTATACCCATATCTAGCAAATCCACTGCAGATGTAGCGTCAATCCAATTTCTATTATTCAAGAAGGGTAAAATCATTTCACCCCCCTGGCAATTTTGAGGATAAAGATATAAGTGCGGTCTTTGTGATAGTGGAACATTCTCATCTCTACTAGCATTCGTAAGAATGATAGCTGGGTCATAAGTGTTAAAAGGTTGATAAGCAACCATACAACAACCGTAATAAAAAGGAGAAGCATTTATAACAAATTTCAAATGCAAATTACATCTCAATAAATAATAATTATCTAATTTCTTTTTAATAGAAGTTTTACTAAAATATTCATACCATGGATTAAAAGTGCTTGTTGCAGCCGTCAAATTTGTTCCAATTTGCCAATTTTTAGAAAAAATTTGGACTGGTCTTCCTAAATATTGTCCAAGATCTACATTTTGTGAATTATCGACTTTTAAATATGACATATCATGTGGTATCGAAGTTATAACTTCATCTTGCTCATCAAGAAAACCTACATTACCTTACTGAACAGTGGTTGCTGTATTTGAAGCTGACATATCAACACCAGATTGTGGTTGTAAATTGTTCATAGTACAATCTGCTAAAACTATTTCTTCATCATAGCAACAATTGCTATTAAACATAAATGATACTGCATTTTTAGGAAACGCAGTCAAAACCTTTAAAATTGGAAAATTTCCCATAACGTCATGAACAAATAGTCCCACGCCTTTATCACCTATAGGTAAACTTACTATCATA